ACAATACTCCATAAGTTTCATAGATAACTCTAAAGCTTTCTCTGGATTAGTTTTCTTTAATTCCTCTAAATCTTTTTGTAATGTTGCTAAGGTTGAATTGACTGCACGATTTATTGTCAACCTCATTTGTTCCGTGGTTCTATTCAATGCACCTTTTGGTCTGCCGTTTGCATTTATTCTTGTATCACCTTTGATAAATGGCATATAGTATTATAATTGTATTTTACTATTATTATAACACCTCTAATTTATTTTGTAGTAGTGAGTATCGTTTTATAGATATGTGGTCAGGACGCCACCTTAGAATTAGGTTGTAACCTATTTTTATAATGACATGTATTTACTGCATAATAATATAAATGCAATTGCACCTATGTATGCAAATAACAATATCCATATTTCGTTTCCTTGTTTATTCTTTTTCATATTACCAAAACTTTCTTTTATCCGCTTCATACTCTATTCTTTGTTTTGCAATCTCAAAATACTCCCTCTCTCTTTCTATTCCAACAAACCACATACCTTCTTGCATTGCTGCTTTGCCCGTGCTACCACTACCCATAAACGGGTCTAATACTATACCATCTTTCGGCGTGACTAAACGAATTAAGTATTTCATTAAGTCGGTTGGTTTAACTGTTGGGTGTATGTTTCCTTCGTCTCTATCTTTCTTACTTGCTTTAGGACAATAGAAAAATCTACTTGCTCCTCCTTCATCATTAAATCCTACCTTAAATCCATCTCTTGTTGTTGTAGATTGATTTAATGCATTACCACCATATAGTGCTTGGTTATTACAATTCTGAGATGCCATACCTTTTCTATTACCACTTTGTTTGTCTAATATGTAGCAAGGACAACTTGGGTCTGTGTGAATTACTTTTGTTGTCTCTACATCTTTAATTTCATATTCACCTTTATCTTTATCATTTTCCTCATATGACTTAAATGTATTCTTGTAATCATTATATGTTCTTATATCATATTTGTCCGAAACTACCTTTGGATTTTCACAAGTGCATTCTAATATTACATTCGCTGGCCACCTACCTTGTGGTAATTCCTTTGGTGTTTTATCTACTTTCCAACCACCTTCATACATACCTGTCAATTCACCTTCCTCTTTTGCTTTTACTCTTTCATTACCTGCCATATTAAATGCATAATCATCCATGTCCTCAACACTTACTCTTGTCCCATCTATATTCAAGCCACCTACTCCGTATTGTAATGTATTCTCTGCAACTGTTCCTTCTATTGGTTTCCTTGCCATTACTATTGGTTCATGTGCTGGCTTTAATGCAGTTCCCCAACCATTCCAATCTTTTGCTACATTAGTTGCAGGTATAGTTATATCTCCTCCTTTACTACCTAATCTTTCTCCACCTAGTCCTCCTGCATCTCCTTCATACTTACCTACTACTTCTCTATTTGCTGAGTTAATTATTGTTTTATACTTGTCCAATTCGTTCCACTCATTACATATCTTTTGGAATGTTTCATCATCTGGCAATCTTACTCCATCTTTTCTACCCTCAAACCATTGGTAGTTAGTAGTACCATCACAAAATAGTTTATCTGCTTCTGTTTTACTTATACCTCTACTTACTCTTGCTTCTTTTAATGCATCTGCAACTTCTTTTGTCAAATTATTATTGCCACCTCTTTTATCTAATTGCTTTGATATGTTATGTGATTTTGGAAATCCACTACCATATATCCACATAATCTGGTCTCTAATGTCAAAACCTGCATCTTCAATCCTTACTGCCATTCTATGATATGTTCTACTACCTGCGAATGCTAATAAGTGTCCGCCTGGTTTTAATACTCTTAAACACTCTTGCCATATTTCTACACTTGGCACATCATAGTCCCATTTCTTTCCCATAAAGGATAAACCATATGGAGGGTCCGTGACTATACTATCTATACTATTGTTTTCTAATTCTTTGAGTTTGTCTAAGCAATCTCCATTTAATAATCTTAATTCTTTCATAACTTATTTTTTATATTATTCTTTCAAATCCAAATACCTTTATTGTCTTTCCTTCACTATCTGCAATTATCAACATACCTCCTAAATGATTTCCTTTAAGTATTATTTGCTTATCTCTTATGTATGTCCAATTAAAGTTTAGATGTACATACTGATAATCTATATTAGTATTCGTAGTAGTCATGATGATTTGGATAATCCTTTTGAATATTATTTCTACTCTTTGATTGTTTAGCTTCTAATGTTTCTTTATCTCGTCTGTCAATTATCCATTGCATTATTCCATTCTCTTGTATCTCTTTCATTTGTTTATCATAGTGTTGAGTTATGATAGATTTATCACCTGTCTTTTGAAATTCAATCCATGCTTTCCTTAATTCTCTTTGTATTCTATGAAATCTTGCACCTGCTACATTAGTTCTTGTGTCAAATGGATAATTATCTTTCTTTTTGTATAAAGCCCTTTTCTTTTGTTCAACTATCTTTTGTGCTGCATTTAGGCATTGATTACAACTATATCTTGGTTTGTATGTATAAAATGATACACCACATCCTTTACATTGTCTTTCCTCTCCTATTGTTCTATTGAATGGTTTCTTAAACATATGGGTTTTTAATAACTTCTTCTAAATACTTTCTTATCTTCTTTACTGCTAAGAATGTTGTACTCTTGCTGATTTTAATTTTATGACTAACTTCGTCCAAAGTGTCATCCGTCATCCAATACAATTCAAATATCTTTGCTTGCGGCCATTGTCTAGTCACACTCAATCTCTTTAATTCATCAACGACTTCTTCATGTGCCTTTTGAATCATTAAATCTCTTTCTTCATCGTAAGGTATATCATCCTCTCTATCAGGCATTACTTCAACATAGGTTGTGCGATTGAGTTTCCTTACCTTATTCATAAATCTACTATGCAAAAACTTATTGCAGTAAAATAGATTGTAAGAGGTATCACCCCACCAAAGTTTAGGATTTTGTTTAAGATGTAGATACTCAAATAATTCTTGAACTAAATCTTCTGCTTCTTCTTTATTCTTTGTTATCTTTTTTGCTTCTCTAACTAACCATGTATTAGATTCGGTGTATAGATTGGTAAGTCTTCTATGACATTCAATTGCAATACTACCTGTAATCATTATTTATTCTTTACATAATTTAAAAGAAAGTCAACTGCTCTTTTCCAATGTCCACCTGCGGATGCACAAGTACAAGGTCTGTTCTCATGCACTCCGTTTAGTTTGACAAACATATCCCAAATGTAAGGTGCTTTGTTTTCAGGTAGATAGGCTCCTAATCCTTCTACTACTTCCTTTAACTCTGTGAATTCTTGTTCAGTTAATTCCATTACTTAATAGGTTTTAACTTGGGAAGTTTTAAATCTTCTGCTTTTGGTTGCTGAGGCATAGGTTGATTAGGATTAATAGGATTAGATAAGTCCAAAAGATGTTTGATTTTATCAAAGTGAGGATGTGTTCCACTAAATGATAATCCCATGCATGCAAAGATTAAAACTAAATCTTCTACTCCTTTTAAGTTATTCCAATCTACAAAGTATAATGCATCTTTGTTAATTTCAGTTCCTGCTAATGTTGTTGTTGTTTCCATTTGTTTTTTAATTTATAATATTGATATTGTTTCTGAATATGATTTACAAGTTAGTTGATTGAGATACATTCTCCTTCTATCACAACCGCAATTAGAGTATCCTAATTTCCTTGCAACCCAACTTGCCGTATGTTTTCCCCATCCAAGAGTTACTAACCCTATAATGTGCTCTAATATGCTTCCTATACGAATGAAGCATCCTATGCATTTAATTGTTTTTTTCATATTAATTTCTTATGTTTAATGATTTGCCTGTTTGTTTTACTGCTTCAATAAAACTACTTTCTATGTATTCTAATTGTTTTCTACCGATACCTTCTAATTCAAGTAGAGTTTGAATATTATGATTCTTCCATCCAAACTTATCAATTGATTTATGAAGACCAGGTAATGAATTTCTTTTACCTTGTTTGTATTGTCTATAATGTTTTCTATGTTCAATCATTCTAACATTTAAATATGCTTCTGACATTCCAATATAAGTTTCACCATCAGGGTTTGTGATTGCATAGATGATACCATTCTTGTCAGCTTTTCTATACTTTCTTAAATACTCCATAAACTTATCCCAATTACTAGTTTGCCACTTTGCATGGTGTGTAGGATTGATTTCTGTTCTAAACTTTTGATTATCGTTTGAGTTGCAGTTTTTACACTTAGGTTGTAGTCCTGATTTATTAGAACTACATTTAGAGAATTGTGTGGTTTCTTTTGATTTACCACACTCTTTACATTGTTTTGTCATTTTTAATTGTTTTATGTTATATGTAATATACGATTAATTTCTGATATTACCAACTATATATATCATTTTTAAAACCCAAACGCATAAAAAACCCAGCAAGAATGACAAAAAACTGCTGGGTTATATATGTTTAGGATAGAACACTCCACATAAATGCTGATTAGCTGTGAGTATTGAATTAAGTTCTATCTTTTCTAATAACATATCATAAATGTAATATAGTTAAATTATTTCACTTCTCCAAATAAATTATCAAACTGATGCATCATTTGTTTTTGTTCTTTATCTAAACTACCTGTAATAACTTCTGCAAGCATATCTTGTCTTTCAGCTTTAGTTCCAGTTACAAGTTCTAGTTCAACAGTACCAGTACCAGTTACAGTTCCAGTTACAGTTTCCATATGTTTAACATATGATTTAGATATGTTCTTCATACGATTGTTCCTTCTACTTTCTGAATATGTCTTTCTTCTTTCAGCTTCTTCCTTTAATCTTAAATTGTAATAATTACCATCAGCTGATTTTTCAAACTTATTAAATACTGTTACATCAGTATCTTGTAAATTTTCTTTTAGATTATCTTCAGTTAGATAACCTTGTTGATGTTGTAGGCATAATAAAGTAATGTATCTACCTCTTTGTTCCATTGTCATTGTAAATGTTCCTACCAAGAAATCTCCTGAGTAGAATAATAGTGCGGGGTCTTTTCCCATAGTTGTTGTTTTTAATTGTTTATAATACTACTAATATACGACAAAGATTTGATATTACCAAATCATATGTTATTCATATCTTTATCATATAAATAAGTATCTAAAACATATGTCAAACATAATACAAAAAAACATAATATGTCAAAGTGAAAAAAGGGTGTTTTTATACATAGTAAAAAATCATAATATGAGGTCAAAATACCCTAAAATCGTAAGTGATTGATTATCAACGAGTTATGCATAATACTTTTTTTATATGCATAAATCATTGGTTATCAACGACTTACATATTAAACTAACAAATATGTCAGTTTTTACCTAAAATATTTGGAAATGTAAAATATTTGTCGTATATTACAGTATTATCAAACAAAACCTCGATAGTCCCGTAGGTAACAAAACGGAACAAAACAACATGTCTAGAAAATTGACAAAAAAAGAAGAAAAGGTTTACGAAATGTTAAACAAATCATTTGTCCCATTCAAAGAAAAGTATCAAGATATACAAGGTGTATTTTGGGAATTGGGTGGATTATTTAAGGAAGATGGTGAAGATGTATTTTCTATGGGTACCAGTATTTGGGTTAATGACTTTGATAAAAAGTTATCTAAAAAAGATAAGAAATATTCAAATGAAATATTAGAAGATGATTTAATTGTTGAATGTTTCACAAATTTTATGAATGAACTGAATAATTCCGGCGTCCTGAGTAAAGTGAAATTTAAAAAAAGTGATAAACTACAATTACATTATTTAGATTGTAATTCACCATATTTAGATGAGTATATTATCTACATTGGTAATGACAAAAAACCATTACAATCAATTGAATTAAATAGATAATCAAAACGGGGAAGTGAAATATCTTCCCCTTTTTTTATAAAAAATTAAAGTGAAAATTATGAAAGAAAATATACAAGAATACAATCCGTTTGAAAAATACAAAACTAGAAGTGAATTATTAGAGTTCTTAAAAGCAGAATTAAAAGCAACTGAAATAGAATTGCAAAAGTGTAAAAAGAAATTACCAGATTTTCGTAAAGTGAAAAAGAATGATATGTGGTATGGTGAAATGACTGATAGATTTTTTTTATTGGAAGATGTTATACAATGGGTTAAAGATTTAGAAGATGTTAAATAATACAATATGAATGAATTAGAATTAGAACCAGGTGAAAACCTTTGTGATAACTTTGATTGGATAACGGATGAGATGATGACACCAAAAATCAAAGTGAAAACTAATACAAGCTTTTGGGAAAGACCCGAAGAAGAAAGTGAATTTAATTTTGAGAGAAACAAAACTGCCCTGCTTGATAACTTAAATATGTTATCTAATATGTCCGTTGAAGAGGCAACTCTTTATAAGAAATGGCAGGAGTGGAATAAGGATTTACATTCGTCTATGAGTAAGTTACCTGTATTACAATCTTACTTTGATACTATATGGACACCTACGGATATAATGGATAAAGATTTAACTATTAACGAAATCAATTCACTTCAACCTTATATTGAAATTGTAGAGGATATGCCTAAGTGGACTAACATTAGGAGATTGATTTCCTCAATGGAGTTTACTGCAAATCCAGGTCGTAATGTAAAGGCATATGTAAAAGATAGAGTGAGTGGTAAACTATTAGGAGTTATCAGTTTAGGTAGTGACGTAGTGAGTGTAAAGGTAAGAGATGAGTTTATAGGATGGAGTAAAGATAATAAGTTTGTAGATGGTAAGTTAAACAATATTGCAATGGGAACAACCATAGTTGCAACCCAACCATTAGGATTTAATTTCTTAGGTGGTAAGTTAATGTCTGCACTGACAACCTCACCTACATTTAGAAGTGAATGGTTTAGAAAATACAATGATGTTTTATGTGCAATACATACTACTGCATTATATGGTGCATCCTCTCAATACAATGGTATTCCTCATTTCAAAACATTAGGTGAGTCAGCTGGCAAGATTGGAATTAAACCCGATGATAATGTTTATAGACCTTGGATGCTTTGGATTAAAGAAACTTATCCAGACTTTTACGCATACTCAATAGACGCAACAGGCCCTAAACAAGTAATGTTAAATCGTATATTAAAAGAAATTGGTTTAAGAGCAGATACATTCCACCATGGATTTAAGAGAGGTGTATATCTTTCTATGTTCCATGAGAATGGTAGAGAGTATTTACAAAAGAAAATCGAAGTGAAAGATTTAGTGCTAAGACCTAAATTTGCAGAGGGAGACGATTATACGATTAAGTGGTGGAAAGATAAAGCAATTAAAAGATATACAACCCTACATACCGAAGGCAGATTAAAGAATGAAACTCTTTATTATATTGATGTGATTGGTATGACATGGGAAGATTGTAAAAAGAAATACCTAAAAGAAGTGGGTAGGTAAAATAGTTTTGTTTGATAACAAGTTGTCCCATAAACAACAAACCCGAGTCGTAAATGGCTCGGGTCTTTTTTGTTTCTTATTTTCCGTATATTCTCCGATTTGGTATCTATATACCAATATTGTAATTGAGTGTCAGGAAGCAGTCTTAAAATTAGGTTGTAACCTATTTTTATAAACCCTTCCCATATTTGTTATTACTTAAATAATCTATTTCTATTTGAAGTGAATTTATTTGTTTAGATAACTCTAAAACTAATTCTCTCAATTCTGATATTTGTTTTTGTTGTGCCTCTAATTTCAATTCCATATCATAAAGAGTTGAATTGAATTTGTCCTTTCGGAATAAGTGCATCATTTTATTTTATTTTGGTTCTTGAATTGGAATGCAGTTAGGGACTTGTCTACCATCCATATCTTTCATTCCATATTGCTCGTAACCTTCGGTGCAAGGGTCACTTGCATCTTTTAGATTTATACCTCTAAACTTTGTATTGTATACAACACTTGCCATTACCTTACTCATAGTGTCGGTTATCTTTGACATATTATCTTTATCGTATGTACTTTTACATACTGCATATGCCTGTCCTTCTATATCGTATTCACTACTTATTTCACTTATACATCTACTAATATACTTGTCCTCTTGTTCTCCTCCTTGTGGTTTTGGTATTGGCATAATTTTTATTTTATGATTTTGCGTATCTAAATTCTGCACTACCTGTGAATGTATGGTAAATATATCCACCTGATTCTGTTACTGTTCCACCAAATGCTGGTCTAACTGACCCTGTTGAGTATCTAATGATAACACTACCACTTCCACCTGCAGTACCACTTCCTGCTGCACCACCACCTAATCCATTCACACCATTTAATGTGTATCCACTTTGTGCACTTCCACCTCCACCTAAACCTGGATAACCAGGATTAACTGGGTTAGGACTTCCACCTGTACCTCCTCCTCCACCTGCATAATAGATTCCATTCACCCAAACAGAACCGCTTCCACCATCACCATTTTGATTTAATACACCACTATTACCATCTTTAGATGAACCGGCACCACCACCATTACTATTTGGTCCTGATAAACCTTCATCAAAATATTGAGGGCCACCTGAATTTCCACCGACTGCACCACCTGCACCTATAAATGAAAATGAACTTCCAGACATAGATGAACTAGCTGCATTAGTTATAGGAGTCCCACCTGATGAAGTTCCACCTGCTCCAACTACAATAGCAATTGAAGTATTATATGACATTGTAACGGCAGAGCCTGATACAACACCACCAGCACTTCCACCAATACCACTACCTCTTCCGGCATTACCACCACCAACTATTATGTAATCAAAACTTAAAGGAGGAGGAGGAGGGCATGATACTACGATACTTTGTGTATATGCAAATATCCCCTCATTACTTATGTTTAATGAATAAGTTGAGTTGGATAAATTACTAATAAGTGCAGATGAAATTGCAGTTGATTGAGTTATAAATGCAGATGCACTTACATCAAATAAACTATAATTGTATTCAGGTCCTCTACCACCTGTTATACCAGACATACTGATAAAACCAGTATCTTCATAGTTTATACAACTACTAGTCACACTTGCAGTAATATTAGGTAGTGTTCCTCTTTGAATACCAAAACGGATATCACCACCTAAAGTTTCCACTCTATTACCTATATAATTTATTAAAGGCATATTTTTTATTTTTTATCTTAATGCGATAATACTTCCTGCAGTTGAAGATGCAGAAACTGCTGAAATTAAACCTGGAATAAATCCTGATGCTGACACAAATGTCAATACAGAACCATCCACAGTTTTAACTGTTAAGTTTCCAACTAATCCAACATATAATCCACCAAAACTTGCACTTGCATTTAAGAATGCAGAGCCAGTTGTTAAAGTTATGTTCTCACCACCACTAAATTGGCCGTTTTCTACATACGATTGTTGATTGAATAATTTGCTCATTGTTTTTTATTTTAATTTATTTTAAATGTTTGTCCGTTAAATCTACACTTTGATACCGATGAATAATCCAAAGTTCTCCAATCTCCACTTAATCCTATGACTTGTATATTCACCATATCTTCTAATTCTTTTGTTCGGGATGCTGCATCACCTGTGTATGCTGCTGAATCCCAATACATCCAATAGTATCTGTTATTACCTTCCAATGTTTCCCAAGCTACTCTTATAGGATTTGATTCATTTGAAGCAAATAACATTTCTTGAAATTCTGCAAAGGTTTTAGTTTCCATTGCAAAGTTTACTAATTTATTATATACAGAATTACTATTCATACTTAATCTAATAATGCAGGTGCAATACTACCACTAGCTTTTTGTCCTGGATAAGTTGATGCTGGTATGGATGGATTTGCTTCACTTTCAGTTAACAAACCTAACTCTCTTAATTTATTTCTACTCCAACTTAATCCTGCTTTACCACCCCATAATAAATAAGATATAGTTCCACATGCATTCATATCAGTTTCATCATAATATGCTTCTGCTCTACTTAAATACGAATACATTCTCTTTATAGTTTCAACTGATATAGGTTCTCCTTTTGCTAATTGTTGTGCTCTTACTTTACCTACCGGTGTTGCACACTTATTATTATTTTTAAGATTTAACTCAATTCCTTTTTTAGCATTATTAGAAATACCATTACCATAGTCCGAATAAGATTCCATTTCTATTCTTTCACCTTTTCCGTATCTCTTATCTTTTTTAATTAAAGCTTTAAGATATGATAATATTACATTTGCTTGTGCATCTGATAATTCAGTAATATCTTTTTCTACAATTTCTTCCAAAGATGCTTTTACTAACTTGTGAGAAAATAAACCTTCAATAGATAGTCCTTTTACTTTACCTGTTTTGATATAATCTTTCCAAATCTTATCATTAGTAATCTTAAACATTCCTACCCAAGTTCCCTTTGGTAAGTTTAATCCGTAATTATTAGATTTATCAAACTGACCA